CGATTTGACTTTTCAGCCGCAAGCCGGACCCGACAACGTTTGTTCTGCACGTTTTCAGCGCGCCCGTTGCGATAGGAACGCCCATATAGAGGTCACGGCAACGCTGGCGGAGGGTGGAAAGGTTGTCTTGTATATCCTCTTTTGCGCTTCCGCCGCCGAACAGCCAGCCCGACAGGGCTTTCTTTTGCGACGCGCCGTAATTTCCGTACCCGCTGTCCACCAGCCGCAATCGCTGTCGCGCCGACGCGCGGCGCAACGCCTTTTCGGGCGATATTACGGCAATCGCCCGTTCTAACACGTTCAAGCCGCTTCACCGTCCTTTCTCATAGGTCCCGCGGGATGACACGGAACACGCGGTTTCTTCCGCCGCGCTCTTCGATATTCTCCAGCCGCTCCACCTCGTTTGTCCAATATTCGATCTGCTTCCTGATTTCCGAAAGGTTCGCTTTCGTCAGGCTCCGCGAACCGATGGTATAGCTTTGATGGGTCGTCACTTCAAGTTCGGCTTCCAGCCATGCTTCCAAGTGCTTCCGGGCAATTTCAAGCCGGGTCTGTTTTCGCCTGTTCATTTACAAAATTCCTCCGTTCGTGCGGGATCGTCTGCCGCGCTTTTTGGGCGGCGCGGCTTGCGCGGCCTGTTCCGGCTTCTTCAAAACCGGGTTCGCAATCTCTAAAGCGACGGTCGCGTAATTCCGTATGTCTAACGGCTCGTTGCGTTTATATCCGCCGTCCTTCAAGGTCCAGACGTATTGTGCTTTGCCGCGCTTGTAGGTAATCACCATTTTTTCGGCGGTCAGGCCGCGGAAGTATTCTTGCGTATATCCCCGGTCCTTGTCCTTCGGGAAATAGCAATAATTCGGCCCCTCTTCCTGCACCGCCAGCCGCTGATACAAAAGGGCCTTGCCCGTATCAACGCCCACGGTGAAAAGGGGGGCTTTAATATTGTTCGCTGTGGACGGCCTGCCGAAATACGGCACTTCCGCGCCGCCCTTGCCTTTGATCGCAAACACACGGCGCGCCGTCCGCTCTTTGCAGAATCGGTAAACCTGATTTGTGAAGTGTCCGCCGGAATCCACGCACGCACAAATGATTTTCAGCTTGCGCCCGTCGGCGGTCGTGAACGTCTGTGAAAGAAACGTGTCCAGTTCGTCCCATACGGGCTTTAGTTTCAGGTCGCCGTAAATCACATTGTACCTGATTCCCCAGCTTTCCTTGTCAACGCCCCAGCCCACGACCTCCATTTCAAAGCGGTCATCCTGCACGTCAACGCCCGCCGTCAGCACCAGCACTTCTTCCGGGACCTCGCAATTATACTTTTCCCGGCGCTTGAAAAGGTCGTCTGTCTCGATCTGTTCGCCCTCTTCCTCCCACGTTTCGCCCATTTCGGTGTTTGTCCACGCTTTCAGAAGTTCGATATTGCCTTTCTTCTTCTCTTCGTTCGCCGTGATGAATTTTTCGACGATCTCCCGCCATTCGACGAACAGGGAAGCAAGGGCGTTCAGGTGAAACCCGCGAACCTTCCGTTCCGGGTACTTTGCGACGAATTTTCCCTTCCCGAATTGCTCCTTCCACTCCGTTTCACTGGAAACCACGCCGCACGCCGGGCAAGCGCACCCGATGTCGTCCAGCTTTTCCTTGTCAAATATGATATTCGCCCACAACAGCGGCGTATAAGCGCCGCACGCCGGGCAAGGTACGTTCCATTCTTCTTGTGTGCTGTGTTCGTACTCCACGGCGATTCTCGACGTTTCCTTGATCGTCGGCGTACTCACGCACACTTCTTTTTTGTTCCAGAAGGTCGCAAGCCGCTTTCCTGCAAGCAACAGGGGGTCGCCCTCGTTGCCCGCCGTCGCCGGGTAACGGTCGATTTCGTCCGCCAGCAGAATGCGAATAGGCCGGGAAGCAAGGGACGACGGGGAATTTGCGCCAACCATCGTCACATGACCGCCGGGGAATATCTTTTGAAGGATCGTGTTTCCGCTGTTCCGGCTCTTGTCGTTCACCTTGTCCCGCAAAACGGGCGTGTCCCGCAACATAGGGGAAAGGCGGTCTTTGCTGAACGTTTCCGCCATCTGAATTGTTGGTTGCATAACCATGATCGGTGACGGGTCGTAGTGCATATAATAGCCGATAGGGTTTAGGATCAGCGCGTCGGTTTTCCCCAACTGCGCCGCCGACATGATGACGACTTTTTGAACGCGCATATCGCAAACCGCGTCCATGATTTCCCGTTGATACGGCGCTTTTGATGTCCTCCAGCGCCCCGGCTCCGCCGACGATTCCGACGAAAGGCGGCGGTATTCGTCGGCCCACTCCGAAATCGTCATATCAGGGGGCGGGGCAAGAATCGAAAAAATACGGGTGAACAGATCAACCGTTGCTTTCTTCATCCTCGTTCACCCTTTCCCCGAATGCCGTTTTGAAATCCGAAAGTTCCATCAACGCTTCATCTGTGCTTTCTTTCAGCAGGGCGAAAATTTCCGCCTTGTCCGTCTTTTTGCAAAGCACCGGGGCCAATTTCGACGGGATCGCCATTAAACGGCTTTTGAAGTTCACCAACATATCGGTCATTACGGCTTCGATGTCCTCCGCCGCGTGAAGTTTGTTTTCCTTCAACTGCAATTCGTATTCCTCGTTTTTTCGCTTTGCCCGAACCAGCTTCGCCCGTTCCGTGTTGTAATCAATGGTTTCTTCGCTTTCCGGGTTCCGCTTGCGTAGGTAATTTATATAGCGGTGGTTCGTGTCGATCAGGTCATACAGGCCGGGGCGGACCTCCGCAATCACTTTTTCGTCGCGCAACTGCCGCACCCGGCGTTCGGACACGTCCAAAAACCGCGCAACCGCTTTCGCGTCGTAAAGTTTCACGCTTTTTCACCTCTTCTTGACCTCTTTTCCCGAATGCACCCCCCTATATGAAAAATTCCGGCGCGCCCGGAAGCGTTCAAAAAATTTTCGTAGCTAAAAAACCCTTGGGCCTCGACGAACCCGCAAGCCGGATTTTTCGCCAGAAGGACCCATGAACGGCGTTTCAAACTTCCACGTCGTCGCAAGCGTCGTCGTTTTCGTCGTTGATCTCTCCCGTGTCCGGGTCTATGTCGAACGCGCCCGCCAGCCGCTGTTTCGCAAGGTTGTATTTGCGCTCTTCAAGCCGCACCCGGCGGCATTCGAGTTCATACCCCTTGATTGAATCCAGAAGTTTGATGATCCGCCCGTGAACCTTGTTCAACTCTGCTTCCAGCGTCATAACGCGGTCAAACAAACTGCCCTTCACGACTGTTTCGCCGCCTATGGTGTAGGGCGAATTTTCAAGTTCCCGTTCCCGGTCGCCTGTCATATCCTGCAACGCGGCAATCTCTCTTTCCAGCTTGTCCAGCTTTTTCTTCTGCGCGCTTGTGGCGGGCTTTTCGCCCTCCATATCAAACAGTAAGTCGCTATGCTGTCGTTGCAGGGCTTCCAGCTTCTCTAATTGCTGATTCAAGCGGTTTTCGCTTTTCGGCACACGGGTTTCAACAATCTTGTCAACGAACATTGTTTCAGGCCGTTCTTTTTCCAGCTTGTCGATTTTGTTTTGAAGGTCGAATTCCTTTGCTATAAGCAACTGCAATTCGGCAAGCATATTCGATTCACTGTCAAGCGTGATCCTTTCAAGATAACGCTGTTGATCTTCCGGCAATTCCGCAATACGAACCGCCGAATATGCGCCGTGGGTTTCTGCATTCCTGTTCCCCAAAGGCGCACCCGATCCGGCGGCGTTCTTATTTCCCGGTTGCCCGCCGCGCTTTCGCGGGGGCTTCATGCTGTCAAGTTCGGCTTGCCATTTATCCGCGCTCTTCCATTTTCGGACCTGTTCAGGCTTTGCGCCGACGGCTTCCGCAATTTCTTTCGGTGTCAACTGCCCGCCTGAATCAAGCCATATTTTACGGGCGCTGTCCCGCGCCGGGTTTCTATCTCTCGCCATGCGCGCCGCGCCCCCTTCGTTTGTTTTTCATTTTCCGTCCTGTGCGTTCCCGCGGAAGCGCATAAAAAACGGACCATATTCAAAATATGGCCCGTTCCTGTTCTATTCCGCGGTGTTTGCGGCGTGTGCCGCTCGTTTCGTTGTGTTCATTTTCCACGATACCAATTTTAGCATGAAATTCCGGCAATGGGTGGCAATCTTATTTTTCGGGAAAGCGAAATTTTGAAATCGCTTTATTTTCGGAAAAAGCAACCGTCAGGCGGTCAA